TGTTATGATAGTAGAAACTACTGGAGAAAAAAGTTTTTTCCTCAATATAAACAACATAGGAAAAAGAGTAGAGAATCAAGTGGTTTCGATTGGAACAGTATTTTCAACGCATTGAATCAAATCAAAGAAGAATTGATAGAGAATTTTGATAACCACCTCCACTACCAATCCAAGTTTTTCCTGGAAATTGAGGTGACCAATTTTTAAACATGCTCATAAGGCACGTATCGAAATCTTCTAGTTTAAGAATAGCCTGCGAATATGTTCCTATTGAATTAGTAAAAGCAGAGTCTGGAAATATTGGATGAGTACTATCTTCTAAACTTATTGTTCCATCACTGTCTGCAGTAAACCACCTTACCAATCCCTTTTCTCCACCTTGGCTTTGATTCCACATAACCGCAGTTTTTCCTGTAGCTTTATCATGAAATAAAACTGGTTGGTTATCCAAGAGAGGTGCAAACTCATAGGATGCTCCTATAGTAGGATCTGTTGAATAAGACGTGCTACCTTTTATAACTTTTAATTGACCAACATTACTGTTATCACGATATGCAATTATACTAGCTCTAGCGTTTGAATCAAAGCAGCCATTGACGTGATGAGAACTATTCCATTGCGAACTAGTTGCAATTTCAATATTTGGATTATCGTATTGGCTCGTATTGCCAGGATAGACTTGAAATTCATGAAGAGCAAGAGAATAGCTAGAAAGACCACCAGCACTTGTAGCACCAAGAGCCATTACTTTATTTGCTCTTTTATCATACCAAGGTCGGATTGCGTGATTGTACACATCGAACTGATAAGTAGAGCTGTTTAATGTTTGAACGCCACCACTATGAGTCCCTGTGATTGTGTTACCAGCAGTTCTAAAAAGGTAAAGGCGATAATCGCCGTACGAAGGTCTGTAATAATAATAGGCACCGCCATGATAACCACTATGGCTGTGATATCCTGCATTAATACCTTCGTTAACGTCTTCTTCCCTAACATAGTAAGCAAACGGTCTTGAACAATTGTTCTGATATGAATTTGACGTACCTTCTATTTGGCTATTCGTACCATAAACAACTGTTAGATTATCCGGATCATCCACATCGGATGGATAGCATGTCCACATATATGAATTAGATCTCGACCAAGTGGAGTAGTATTCATATTCTCCGCATGTATGAATTCTATTGTTTTCACCTTGCACAGAACAATATGCATTAGCGCGTACACCACCATAAGATGTGCTACTATTATAATAGGAACTTTGAAGTACACATATTGGACCCATCTTTTCTACTCTGTGTCCAGTGGGATCTAATCTAAACATTCGAGCAAACAGCGCGCCTCGACCACTGGTACCATGTACACCTATCCAGATAACTTTACTTTGTCCAATATAAAACATCTGAGGTTTATAACCTGAAGATCCATAAGGTCTGTAGGAATCAGTGTTGCCTCCACTACCATCACTATCCATTATAAAGTGATGCGTAAATTCCCATGGTTCAAAAGGCTGACCAACTTTTTTTACTAAATTACCTGGAGTTAATATAACAGCGTCACCTACTGTTACCGAACCGCCGAGAACGCGATCAACATTGCCACCACCGTCTACAGTAATATCTGCTAGTGTTTCCTCATCAGACGCAACAGCATCACCAACTTTTAATAATCTAATGTTAGATGAATTGTTTGCTTCTGTCTTACCGAGAATAGAAGCAATATCTCTAGTACGGCTACTCATCCTATTCCCTTATCTTTGTAATAGTCTGCAAATCTTTTTAATAGTTTAGGTGTACCTTTTTTCTTACGACGATCGTGTATAGTTTTAGGTTTTAGTTTAGGACCCATAGCGGTGTCAGCAGGATTAGGAATATCTGCAGTTGTAACCATTTCACCAACATCTAAAGTCTTAGGATAATTTTTATCACCAGGTTTTAATTTACGTTTACCCGCAGCTCTACGTGCTCGAATGTTAGCCCATAAACTTTCTTTAGTATCTTTCCCCATAGACTTATCCTTGTCTACTACACCAGATTTTTTGATGGTATTAATAAGCTTGTTTACGCGTGGATTACTTGCTGTCATGTGTATAACTCTTTTATTGTAACATATACTTTTTGATTTGTTTTTATATGTGTAGCTTCATATATATCAACTCCAAATACGTCACCTATTGGGTAAGCATCATCACTAACTCTTATTTGGTCCTTTGCATTACATAATTCTTCTATTGTACTATTTAAAACTTTTGCTTCTCTTACTCTATAAACGCCAGGTGCTAATTGTTTATCTTCTAAAACAAACCACTGGCTATTTTCATTTAGGAAATCTAAAACATCAATCTCACAACTTTCACATATCTTTGCTATTTGCTTATCATTTAAATTTAGATTTTCTTTTATCAAATATAATGCAGCTGCAAAGCTGCCAAGTTTACTACTGCCACCTGGAACTTTTTCCAGTATTCTTTTAATGTTTGCACAAAGCCTGATAAAAGGTGTCCAGCTTCCATCTGCTTTTTTACCTTTTTTTCTCTTTCCATTTTCATCTATTATTCCAGCTTTATATGCATCCCAATCTTTCCAGTCTAGAACTAACATTCTAATAAAACGAAAAGCGTATACGGTATCGGCTGCAGATTTTAATATTCCCATTATATTTTCCTTAGCACCTCTTTAACCTTTTCATCCATTACTACGCCAGTCAGTTGGTCGTTTTTTATATAACGTAAAAATATTAAAAATGGTTTTATAACTGGCCAATGCCTTTCTTCTAGTTTTACTTCTAACATTCTCAAAGTTGGTTCAATACCAAACGCATTAAATAGTACAATCAAATGATTTAATATTAAGCGCTCAGACAAAGCTTTATCATCTAAGTAGCGATTAACTAAACGCTTAACATACTTAAATCTTTTTAGATCCTCATAGAACTCGTCTATGTCTGAGAACCTAGGGTTATAATAATGTCGCGCTGCAAATAACAGCAGATTTTTTTCATTTAAATTGTCCATAACAAAAGTATATATTAACTACTTCATACTCTTGTAAGCTGCAGCAATTGCATTAACTGGCTTTTGATCGCCTGAACGAACTTGATCGCCTGCATTTCTTTGCTTGGCTGGTTTTGTAACCTTGCCTGCTTTGGTCGCATCATCATGACCTTTTGTCACGGTATCATCTGTTTCTTTTGGTTGATTCACCATATCCTTTGCGCCTTTGCCTTTTAACTTGTCATCCATAGTTTCGGCATCTTTTGCATTAGGATTCTTTTCTGATTTTTCCAACACAGATCTCAAAGCAGTACGAATCTTAGATTCTTTTTGCTCGGTTGCATCACCCTTAGAGCCTTTATCAAGCTTAGGATTCATGTCAACATCACCTTCTTTTTTATCCTCTTTCTTTTTAGACTTCTTTTTATTTCGTAACATAGCAAAGTCTTTACCGTCTATGTCACCGTCTTTATCGTGGTCTAGCTTATGCTGACTACCTTTTAATTTCTCTTGGACCTCTTGATATGCGGCCCTAATATTTTCGATTTCTTTGGACATTGTTTTCTCCTTACATCCACAATTGGGCTACAAAAGCGCCTATACCAGCAATTACTGCCGCGAATACTAATCTATTTATTATGCAAACCGTACGATGATTATCATCTACTTTTTTCTCTATCTCATCTAATCTTTGTGAAAAGCGGTTCATTCTCTCGAAACTTTTTTCGTGATCTTCTTTTAGTCCTGCCACTTTTTCCTCTACACGAGCAAGTGTAACGATAGCTTCTGCAAGCTTATCGACCTTTTGCTCTATTCTAACAATGCTATCTTCTAGTGCTGTAGCCATCAGTTATCTACTTTCGCTCCCGATCTCCACTGGTAACATGACCAGTATTTTGCTTTCCACTTTGGTCCAGGATTATCACAGCCATGTCTAGCTCTAAAAGACTTACGGCGTTCTGGATTATCTCTTTTAATACTCATATTAGGATCACCAAATCGTACAACAACTACGTTACCTTTTGGTCCTTTAACATACACCTTGAATTTTTTATTTGGATTTTCGCCAGTACGGATAGGATCGTTTAATGTAACGGTCTTACCTTGATATGTGGCTTCTTCTAATTCCAAATCTTCATATAGATCTATGCCTTCACAGATATCATCAATTGATTCTTCTGTAAAATTCTTAAATGTTTCAGCCGCCATCTTATCCTCCATAACCTGGAAAGTTTATTTTCCGACCAAGAGATGGACTGGATTTGGCGTTTTGTCTACCAGAAGTACTCTTAGCATTTGTGTTTTTTCTACTAGGCCCATCATTCTTATACATAAAAGACATGGCGCTTTTTGCTTTATTTACTACACCACTCATAAAATCTCTTATACCTA